CCAGTCTTGGAGATTAGTGGCATCCTTAAATGCGCCTAATGTCTCTTCATTCTGTACGTTGTACCGCCACTGTTCAACATTATGCTTACGGTCGGCTCTAAGACGATCTTTACTGTATTTCCACGATTGTAGATCATATTTATACTGATTCTCTACGGCTCTGTTCTGAGCAGATGTAGATCTGGCAGATCCAAATATGCCGAGACCAGTGCTTACTGCTGTTAGGCCTAAACCAATCCATGCTGGCATAATTAGCTCCTCCCGTAGAATCCTGGTGAGTACCTACCTTCCCATTGCATAGAGACGAGGCTAACTGGGAATGGTGTATTAGATGTTACTTTCATTGTATAGTTATCAGGCCTCTGATGAATAGGAACTTTGTAGACATATGAATCACGGAATGGTGCAGTGTTAGCTATATAAAGATCGGCAGTCTTTTCTCCACCAATACTAAACCAGTCAGGCCTACTACGATCCCTGATACTAAAATAGACATCACCACCAAGACCTGTATAGAACTGCATACGAGCAGTAATGGTAGTAGCAGTAAAGTCTACACCTTGTTGACCCATGCTGTAGTAGTACTTAGGTAGCGTAATCTCCATGTTGTACTCATAACCAACATAGATGTAGTTACCAGTAACATCACCAGGAATACTAAAGTACGTACCACCACCATCAGATAGCAGTATAGCAGTGTTGGTATAACCAGATTGTGTACCAGAACCACCAGCCTTTAGGGTACCAACGACAAACTTAATTGTTTTACTTGTATCGAAATAAGTTGGTAGATAGACTTTAGTCGTATCAGTTGTTTGACTATAACTAGGGGCAGTGGGTGGAGTAGGAGATACAATAGCAGCATCTGTTACTTCACACCAAGAATCAAGATACGGGTCAACAGTATTACCCAGGTTATTAACAAGACCACCAGTAGTAGCAGCTTGAACTAGCTTGTATTGAGTAGCAGTATAACCTTCAGTACCACTAGTTAGTACATACAAAACATCACTTTGGATAGCAGTATGAATCACATTAGAGGGTAGGTACCACTTAACCCAGGAGGCCATAGGACGCTCTTCTCCTTGCTCGTAAAAGCGGTGAAGGTACATATACCTTGAAGTCCTACCAGAACCCACCCACAGGCCGTTCTGGGCGCTTCCTACGGCGTCTGTGATGGTACTAGGGATCCACTCAGAGACAACCTTAGTTGTTTCCGTTACAGTAGGTGTCTCACGTTGACCACGAACAAAGATCTCAAAAGCTCTAGCCCAGCTTTGGTTACGACTAACATAAAGGATAGTGGAACCAAGATCAATAGGTTTGAGATAGCGATCGTATTCGTAGTTAGCAATAGTACTGATCGTACAATTAGAAGGTGTCCATGCACCATTCTCAGCTTCCATCAGGAACTGTTGGCTATCACTAAACAACAGCAAACCCTGTGTAACTGGTACAACAGAACGTACAATAGCTGGTCTAATACTAGCACAACTAAGATCAATAGGATCAGAAGCAGTTAGTGTAGTAGCTGACTTATGATAGAAGTTATAGTAGTCCCCAGCTTGTGACATAGAGACATTATCTTCAGTGAGGAATCCAAGCCTATTGTTAAATAGAAAAATGTCACTAATAGTACTACCAACAAAGGAGGGTTGACTATTAGAAATTTCATCACCGACTACACGTGCATCCCAAATCAGTGTATCATCATTAACAGTAACTGTTGCTGATCCATCGATTTGAGTAGAGCCATCTAGGAATGTAGCCTTAAAGGTAAGAGGACTAGTGCTGGTACGAATGAGAACAACAGGCATTGTACTCTCAGTAAAGCCTGTGCTAACATTAGGTGCTACAGTCTCCTCCCAATAACCCTTACCACTTGTACCATCATCTGCTACAAATTTCAGATAGAAGTCATCAGTAGCAGCAGAAGCATTAGCGACCTTAACAACTTGGTTATGCTTGCCTTGTTCTGGAAGTCTTGAGAAAAGATCTACAGAATCTTGGAATGCCCTAAAGTACTTACCATCAGGACCACCAAATGCAGACACATTAGTGTCAGAACTAAACGTCAGATAGATGGTATTATCAATAATAGTCTTAGTAGCAAAACCAGATGTAATAGCAGCAGAGATACCAGCCATCACAGTACTGATAACAAGGTTACCAGCGCCAGATGATGGGGAGGTATAGGTGAAAGTACTGGCACCAATAGTTACTGAGTACGTAATGGCGTGATCAACAGTAGAGACAACAAGAGTAGCTTGACGCTTAGGGTTCCAAGTAGGAACAGCCTTAGCAGTTACTGTTTTCTCTGTATTAAGGATATAGGTGTAATCATTGATGGTAAGAGTCTTGATGCTCCTATAATCAACAGCAGTGAGGTACGACTCAATAGAAGCTTGCTTACCAGTTGGATAGTTAATGGTAGCCGTTTGACCTGTCAGTAGGTTCCATACACTAGGAACACCAGCATTGGACACACGGCCAATATATTTCTCAGTAGCACTCTGTAGAATACTAAACCACGCAGACGTATCAGCAGTGTTAGCAGTTAGACCAGACAACTTACCGAGGAACTTACCACCAGGTCTCTTAAGCATACCAAGGGTGATATCAGGGTAAGCATTAAGTGCTTCCTTAACCTGACCCAACAGCATCTTTTCATCAGCTTGCTGAGAAACACCACCAAGAAAGTTAGGAATACGTTGGGAGATTGCTGTCATCGTGCAAGAGCCTTAAAGGGTTTATAGCTATTATAGAATCCGTCACCTTGTCTAAAGCCAAACATCGTATAATCACCCTCAGCACATTCATACTCAAGGCAGTTAGCACGACGCCATGTCTCAAAGGAAGACAAAGCTTGAGTCAAGTTCACATCACCAACAAGTCTAATAGCACAGCGAGTAGCAGCACGTGATGTTACATAATCCCTAAACACCTGAGGTAGATCAGAGAAATCATAATACCAGACTACATCCACATCATATGTTTCAGTAGTATCCCATACATCAGTATGTTCAATCTTATCATAGAGTCTACCATTGCGGATAACAGTATCAAATGCACTATTAGCAACGGTATCACTTAAATCCATTTGCAACATGCTACCAGTCATAGACAAGTAACCGTTGGAATCGGGTGTCATTGGATATTCATTCTCTTTATTGAATGTCCATCCTTCAGCCTGTACCTCACGAGAGACTTGAGTCAGAGTCTCATAAACAATTGCAACTTCCGGGTTGATTGGAATCTCTGCACTAGTACCATCCTCATAGGTGATAGTTTGTGCTTCGATGGTGGTTACAGGCGCCTGACCAATAGACGCCAGAATTTCATTAACAGCTTGTAGCTCAGCCTGAGCGTTATTGGTTGTTGGCATAACAATAGTGTTATATACAAATTAAAAAAAAGGGATCCCGAAGGACCCCCATTTATACGATTAACTCACGAGGTACCCGAGCGGGTAATAGCCGGAGAGTCAAGTTCAGCACCAGGGTAAGCGGTACGCATACCTTGGGTTTCAGAGAACACACCACCGTAGTTAGTGGGTGCAGAGCGGCTGGTACGAGCCACCGAACGACGAATCGCCGTAGTGTTCGTGATGCTGCCGCTAGAAGCGTTATAGTTGGAGCCAGCAGTAAAGGAGAAGGAGGACCGGGTGCTGGGAAGACCAGCAGCCCGAGTACCGCCTACACCATTGCCGCCAGCATTGCTTGCAGCGTTTGCCATGATCAGAAGTACCGATATTCAAAGGAAGAGCCAGCACGAATGATGGCCGACTGAGCAGCAGTTGCAGTGTTCTGAGCAAACTGGAAGACCACCTGACCAGCGGTAGTACCGTTCTGGAGAACACCAGTCAGACGCAGCACACCGTTCACACCAGTAGCCAGCAGCGCAGTGCTGTCAGCTTCAGTGATGATCACAGAGGTCACACCAGCGGTGAGATCATCAGCCACGTTATCAGTAGCCAGACGATAGAGAGTCGGGGATGCGGGCACATCCACACGATACTTAAGGTCACCAGTAGCAGTACTGGTATAGAACACGGTATAACGGAAGAGAACCCGCTCGTTGATACCGACAGGGATGGTCAGCTGAGGAACAGTGACCAGGGTTGCACTGTTGGTAACCGTTTGATCAGCATCAACGACATTACCAAGAGTCATAACATCGGGCTGATATACAGCTCCGAAGTTACCATTAAGAGTAAGAGACATTTGTTAGTTCCTGAAAGAATTAAGTTGCAGCAGTGTTGCCAGCAATAGAGCTAGCAGCGGAGGCACGATCCAATTCACCAGCACCACTAAGAGCACGACCATACTCCAGAGGAGTAGTGGGGTTAATAGTGAAACTTTTAACGGATTTGGAGGAGCCAAAGATCTTACCATTTGGTGCGTTAGGTGCAGCAGAGGCACCACCAATGGTCACAACACGCGAGGAGCCGGGAACAATAGACATTGCTCAGTACCTCACTTATCAGGAACGAGCCGACTGCAGCTCGATAGCAGCAGCGGGGTTCAGAGTACCCACACCCATAGCAAGACGACCCACGATCAGATCACCCTGGTACATCACAGAGACATCACCAGAGGTAGTTTGAACAGAGGGAGCAATAGCTTCCACAACGGCAGCAGCATCCTTGTAATAGATCAGACCACAGTGGGTGCTGAAGTCACCGCCGTAATCGTTGTTCTCACCAGACACACGGCCCACAGTACCAGCCAGGAAGGGCAGGTTGTTGGAACGCTTGATAGAGATACCAGCGATATCATAGAGACCTTCGCCGGAGTTCATGTTACCCTGGTTATTACCGTAGTCACGGTTCAGGATGTTGCTATCGACTTGGGAGACGAGAGCATAGTACTGACGCGGGGACAGCACAGCGGTACGACCTTGCTTAGGCAGGCTCTTCTCATCCAGAATAGCAGCAGCTTCGAAGAAAGCATCAACCAGAGCTTGAGCATCGAACTCTTTCTGCACACCCAGTTGGATCACAGAACCGCCGGGCTCGGGGCCAGGAGCAGCAGTGATGGGGTGAGCTTCACGAGCAGCCTTAGCGATCTGACGGAAGATCTTTTTATCATAAGATTCGGCTAGAGCATAGCCAATCTTTTTAGCGATCTCGCTTCGCAGCGAGTAGTGAGCAAGAGTCTCATCGAGATCATAGACGAATGCCGAGCTGATCAGCAGGTCGTCACAAACGACGGTCTTCTCTGCCACCGGAGGATCACCGGACCCAAGGATCGGGGTGCCAGGTGTATGGTAACCCGCCTGCATACGGCCAGTAAAGATGAACTGCATAGCTTTGCCGTTCTTGAGAGTGCGGCTTTGCACAGTTCCTTTGGCGATCGTAGCCCCTTCATAGGCCTTGAACATTTCGCCACTGAACAACTTCAGATAAGTTGCGTACTTAGTATCATAAGCCTGGGAGCCAGCGGTGTTCGATACCGCCTTATTAAGCGTACCCAGTACTGTTTGGTTGACGTTAGCCATTAGAGTAGAGAGATTTGTTAGGACTTCTCTCCAAGCTTGGAAAAATTTTGCGCTTTAAAATTTATACGATGTGGTCTCTCCCACCGTCATGGCAAAGGGTATCGGTCGTAACCGGCCTAAGCCAAAGAAAAGGGGGTCCTACTCTGAGGTGCCCCCAATCCATTACCCAATCAATGGAGCACTATGTGCAGCCAAATCAAGAGGGAAGTTATGAGCATTACGCTCGTGCATAACCTCAAAACCAAGGTTAGCCCTATTGAGAATATCAGCCCAAGTGTTAATTACTTGCCCTTGAGAATCGATAATGCTTTGGTTAAAGTTGAAGCCATTAAGATTAAAAGCCATGGTCGAAACGCCCAGACTAGTAAGCCAGATACCAACAACAGGCCAAGCAGCAAGGAAGAAATGAAGACTACGAGAATTATTGAAGCTTGCATATTGGAAGATCAAACGACCGAAGTATCCATGAGCAGCTACAATGTTGTAGGTCTCTTCTTCTTGACCAAACTTGTAACCATAGTTCTGAGAGATCTCTTCAGTTGTCTCACGTACCAGAGAGGACGTAACAAGCGAACCGTGCATTGCACTGAATAGCGCCCCACCGAACACACCAGCAACGCCAAGCATGTGGAAGGGGTGCATGAGAATGTTATGTTCAGCTTGGAAGACAAGCATGAAGTTAAAGGTTCCC